AGAGCAAGGGGACAAGAATGAAAACAAAATATCCATCTTATTGTTGCCAAAAATGTGGTGAATTGATTGGCTGGATTGGTCGATTTCTTCCGTTTCACAAATGCAAGGAGCGCAACACATGAGGTTTTGGCTATATGTTATTAAAGCAGTGTGGCGTTCTGTTAGAGGGCGCTGGTATGTTTGGCGTGATGTACCTACAGATGTCGTGAGAAGAGTTGCAGTACTTTGGTACTTAGAACGCAAAGAAGAGAAAAACGAATTGGTATACGAAGCGTATAAAGAATATCAACTCAGAAAGTTAAAAGGGGAAAAACATGAATCCATTTCCAAAGTATAACGAAAAAGGTGAGCTAGACACTAGATTAAGGGTAGACCCAATAACTGGTGACGTAGGCATAGGTACACCAAAGTTAGAAACAAAAGATGAGCCTGTGGGATGGATAGATAGTAAAGGCTACATGATTTGTGTAAAGACAGATGAATCTTGCAGACCTCTTTACACCACACCACAACGCACATGGGTTGGAATGACAGATGAGGAAAAGGCGCAATTTGTTGTTGCGTATTACCCATCAAACTGGGATAGAAAAACGGCAGTATCTTTAATGAACGACTACGAAAAATATCTCAAGGAGAAAAATCATGTTTAAGTTTTGTTGCGAAGATTGTGGCGAATGTTGGTATGTAGGCAATCCAAGAACTTGCAAATGCCCTAATGAAGAACTACAACAACCAAAACAAAAGCAAGTTAAGCCTGTGCCGTGGGAGCAATTCCACGAACACATGGCGGGGCCAAATTATGTTGCACCACAACGCACATGGGTAGGACTGACGGATGAGGACATGAATAATGCTTTAGATTATTGGTCTGACAATTCTCGAAGTGCTTATGGTGGTGCTCATGCAGCAAATGGTGAATATGTAGACATGATTGAAACATGGCGGTACATCGAAGCTAAGCTGAAGGAGAAAAATGGATACTGAAGAAATCATAGCCAAGATACAGGCTAACCAATGGTGGCCGTTCGACCGAGTGGATCCCAAAATACTTGAGGAGATACAACGTAGGGATAAGCAAAAGGCCGTCGCTGAGATGGAGGAAGCACCGCTATGACTGAACTTGGATTTTTTGTAGTTATGTTTGCGTTTGTATGCGCAATGATGAACGCAGGTTTGGTGATGTTTTTAATATGGATGATTTACAGGAGCATGAACAATGATTGAATTTACACTTACGGAGATAGTCCTATTGGCATGGGCGGGCATTGCCACAGGCATGGCACTGCATTATTGGGAGGAAGATAGGGGTCACAGAAGATTTGTGACTACCTTGATTGAGAACAAGGGGTTGCGAGAAGAGTTTTATAGCAAGATTGATAAACACATTGAGGAGCACAAAGAATGTTAAATAGTATAAAACAACTGATAAGTGCAAGTAAACCACAAGAAGTTTTACATGCAAGAAACCCCAACGAATTACGCACAGATACCAACGTGAAGTTTGGTGTAATCCAAGCGTTGAATGGCAAGATCATTGAGATCAGTACGTACAAACCCAACCACAATGGGCCTGACTGGACACACCAATGCTATATCGTAAAAGACGGAGAGACATTGGCTGAAGCTATGGCGACTGTGATTATGATGAAAGGGCTAGAGCAATGAAGAAATGGGACGGATTCGACGAAGCGATTCTTGGGCCAGCGAGCGTTTGGAATGGCAATACTAGAGTAGAGGTATTGGTTTACGATGGCGATGCTATGCGAGATATTTTGATGAAGCGTGACTCCATGAGCATGGAAGATGCACGTGAGTTTATTGAATACAATCTTGAGGGCGCTTACATCGGTGAGGATACGCCTGTTATCGTATGGGTTAATGATTTATATTGGGAGGAGGAAGAATGATATTCGACCGTATCGACGAGTTGAAGACTGGAATAGAAAAGAAAAAGCATGGGCGGGGTCTTGGTAAGAAACCTGCGCTTGTGCACTTGAGCTTGCGCTTGCCGAAAGATGTGATGGATTTTTTTGATTCACGCCATCCGTATGCAAAGCAAGCCAAGATACGAGAAATTCTTACTGATTATGTAAACAAGGAACTATCAAATGAAGAAAGTAAGTAAAGCATCACTGATCCGTCAGTATTTAAACGCAAACCCCGAGGCGAAAGCACCGGACATTGCCAAGAAATTTAAGGTTGAGCCTAACTACGTACACCAAATCAAGCACAGTATGAAGGCAACGATAACTAAAAATATAGAAAAAAGTATGGATAACATCAATGCCATAAACAGAGAACTTGCGTACAAAGCGGGCTTGGGTAGACCTAAATTAAGAATGCAAGCGTCATTCGATAGAGAACCGCCCGCACCTGAACCAATCTCCGTGCTCCGCATTACGACGGAAAAGCCAAAGGCCGACAACGTCAATCACCCACCACATTACAAGACTGGCGGTATTGAGACTATCGATTTCATCGAAGCCAAAGAGTTAGGCTATCACCTAGGTAATGTTATCAAGTACGTTACTAGAGCCAAGCACAAGGGCAATGAACTCGAAGATCTTAAGAAAGCACAGTGGTATCTCGAACGTGCTATTATGAAGCTACATATTTGAAGCGGGTTGCTTAAATCACGTGTAAGGAAACCTTGCAGATGCGAACTTATACGTGCTACGTACGTCCCCGCTTTAAAGATTTTTGACGTACGTAGACCTTTCCAACCATGAGGGGGGCGTGGAATCTGCATAACCCCCCAACCACCCCTAACAATGTTAGGGTAAATATTTTATATAATACTATTGACAAAGTCTAATGTACCACTATACTACGGTACATGGCACAAACCCCCGAAGCAAAAGTTAAAAAGCAAATCAAGGCTATCCTCGATAAGCATGGTGTGTACTACGCTATGCCGATCGGCACAGGCTTTGGTAATTCAGGTGTACCCGATTTTCTTTGTTGCGTGAACGGCAAGTTCTTGGCGATTGAAGCCAAGGCGGGCAAAGGCACAACCACTGCACTACAAGATAAACACCTACGTCGGATTGAGGAAGCGGGCGGTGATGCGTGGGTAGTTAATGAAACTAACTTAATTCATTTAGAAGATTTTGTAGCGGAGAATATGAAATGACAACGCTTGAAATTAAAAATCAGTTACTACCCATTTTTAACAAAATGTTTGAGGAAGTATACAACGCACACAAACCCACTGAATACCGAATGAAGTTTAGCTACGGCAAGTATTCCATATACCGATGGGATTATGAGGACGGTAAAAGAACAAGTTCAACCTTAGCAAAAGGGCTGAGCAAAGAAGAGGCAACAGGAATCGTGATGACGGAGCCTGAGAAAGCCGCCATTCACACTGCGCTTAAGGCAGTACGCAGAAAAGAGTTTGAGTCCAAAGTATTGAAACAGATTCTCCGTGCGGACGTACAAGATAGCGTACCACCCAACGCTTCCCTAGCATACAAGATGCTGACAACGGAGGGATCATGGAAATAATCTCCCCAATGGTGACGATGCTCGCCGAGCGTATGCGCACGAACCCCGAAGACTTTGTCCACCGAACTGAAGGAAATTTTCCCAGTAGTACCCCTAAGTTTTATGAGATTGCACAGATACTCGCTGATTTGGTTGCTGACCCTAGTGCAAAATACTATTGGTTTCTCAGCGACACCGAAAAGGAAATGCTGATGGATGCTTATCGTGGTCTTTGCCGAAAGCGATTTGAAGACAATTGCATGGAAAGATTACTTGGGGATAAGGAAGAATATAGAGGCCCCGCTCTAGGCCCCGCTCTAGGCCCCGCTAGTGTGAAATACAAAGCGCAAGGTAGGTATCAAACAATGCCTTGGATAGACCCAAGGGCGGTATACGGACAACCTGAAGATTTACGTGAAGGCTTAGTACGAGTGGGCGTAGGCGAGAACGGTGTAAACACAGTGCAGAGTCTATCTCTTGCACAACGAATTAATGGCGCATTAAATAAGATGATAAACAAATGAGCATAATTACAATTGACTTTGAAACTTTTTACTCTAGAGAGTTCAGTCTTACCAAGATGACAACCGAGGAGTACGTAAGAAGCGAGCAGTTCGAGGTGATCGGCGTGGCGGTGCAAGTGGATGATGGTGAGCCCAAGTGGTTCACCGGAAACATGAGCCTGACCAAACTGTTTCTCGATAGCTTTGAGATGCACAAACACATGGTGCTCGCCCACAATGCTCAATTCGATGGCGCCATATTGACTTGGCTATTCGATATTAAGCCTAAGAAGTGGTTGGATACGCTCAGCATGGCACGGGCTATTCACGGTACTGAGGTAGGCGGTAGCTTGAAGAAGCTGGCTGAGTATTACGACGTAGGGATCAAGGGCGAAGAAGTGGTCAATGCACTGGGTTTGCGCCGAGAGGATTTCCCCTCCGACCAACTGGCACGATACGGTGAATACTGTCGAAACGACGTTGCACTAACTTATGCAATCTTCAACTTGATGATGCAGGACTTTCCAACGTTTGAGCTAAGCCTGATTGATCAGACCTTGCGTATGTTCACCGAGCCAGTATTGGTATTGTCCACAGCCCATTTGCACGGGCATTTACTTAGAGTTCGCCGACACAAAGAAGAGCTATTGCAAAACTTTGATAAAGATATTTTGATGAGCAACCCCAAGTTTGCCGAGTTACTCAAGGGGTACGGCATCGAGCCCCCGATGAAGGTGAGCCCTGCGAACGGCAAACAAACATATGCGTTTTCTAAAACTGACGATGGATTCAAGGAGTTGCTTGACCATGATAACCCCGAGGTGCAAGCTCTAGTGGCAGCGAGACTAGGCACTAAGTCTACGCTAGAAGAAACAAGAACCGCTCGGTTTCTGGAAATGTCAAAGCGTGGTGCTATGCCAGTTCCCCTAAGATACTACGCCGCCCATACGGGACGGTGGGGTGGTGATGACAAAGTTAACCTCCAAAATTTGCCACGTCAATCGCCCATCAAGAATGCAATTTTAGCACCCGAGGGTTTTTGGCTGATTGACTCAGACAGTTCACAGATTGAAGCAAGAACTCTAGCATGGCTAGCTGAACAAAACGATTTAGTGGAGGCATTTGAAAATGGACAGGACGTATACAAGATCATGGCATCTGCTATCTATGCTAAAGGAGAAGCAGAAATTACAAAAGACGAAAGGTTCGTTGGTAAGACAACGATTCTCGGTGCGGGGTACGGCATGGGGGCGACTAAGTTTAAAGCGCAACTTAAAACGTTTGGAGTGGAGATCGAGGAGGAGGAATCAAAAAGAATTATTACGACGTATCGAGAAACGTACCCGTCTATTGTTGAATTATGGAGACAAGGGGCAATAGCCCTCAAAGCCATCATGAATGACCAAACCAGTCAACTGGGGAGAACAGGGGTTTTGATGGTTGAGGGTAAAAAAGGAATCAAACTTCCCAACGGGTTGTACTTGAAGTATCCCAATCTACGTGTGGTTAGCAACGGCGATAAATCTGAACTCGTGTACGATAC